AATCTCTGTTACCGGGTTAGTTAGTAGAAGCTATAATGTTATTATTACTGTTGACGACTTCTAATCATTGCTAGAATGTCACTTGCATTACCTTCGGGTGCAGGAGCCGCTTCAGCTGCTGGAGCTGCTGGTGCTACTGGTTCAGCCACTGGTGCTGGTGCTGCTTCTGCTACAGGAGCAGGTGTTGCAGGTGCTGATGAACGTGAAGTTGCTGTTGCGTTTGCACTTGCAGCTACTTGTGGATCACCTGTACGTGCTTGCATACCTGCAGGACGGAAGTAATTACTCCAACGTTCTGCGTCATATGCTTCACCATCTACTGATGCTTCAAACATTTCTTGCATCACTTTTACAGCCGTTTCATCTGGCTTCTTGGGTAAGAAGTCTGATAAGTTAAACAAACTGTGCGTATTAACAGCATTCATTTCGCTATCATCTAATGGACGCTCTCTACGTGCCCAGGATGATGTTGAGTAGTCTGCATACCCACCTTTAGATGTTTTGTTAAGACGGAAGTCTACACCTGCTGTGTAATCAGTCGGCAATTCTTCCATATCTGGATCCATAAGCGCCTGCTTAATAATCTGGAAAATTTGTGGACCAATAATGAACCTACGTATTGGGTTCTCAGGTGACTGATCGTCTGCAATTGGATTATCAGTTACAAAGCCTTGGAATACGTATGAACGCTTTTTCCAATACTTACGACCCATGTCTTCTAGACTTGAATCTTTAAACCAACCACGTACTTCATTTAAGATGTTACATGTTTCACCATACATTTCCATACAAGGAATTTGTACTTGTACTGGACGACTATCAGTTTCGCCTTTAACACCTGCGAACGGAAGTTTGATCATCAAACGTTCTGCCCAGAAAAAAGTGTTATCTGCGTTACCGTCTGGAAGGAAACGTAGAGTTGAACTCTCGCCTTCTTTCATATTCCAAAATGGGTAAATTGGGTTTGGACCTTGGTTTTGTCCACCGCCCGATGAGCGGGTTTCTTGTTCTTTGAGCTTTGCTCGGATTTCTGCTAATGATGCCATAGTTAATGCCTCCTATAAGTGCCTATGTTTTGCGTTGTAGCTACATTGCTACGTTTTGTGCCTATTAGTTTGTAGCACAGTCTTTATTATATACTGTTTTACAAACAAAGTCAAGTGTTTTTTTAAAGAAAATACATAAAAACTTATAAGCGGTTAGCTAATTATCTTAAACCAGCTAACTCACGTATTCTTTCAAACTCTGGATTTTCCATTTGCTGTGGTTGCTCACGCATTTGGTACTCTTCAAATGTTTGGTTAATTCTTTCAATAAACTGTTTAGCTGGAGTAATATACTCTTCACCGTAGTCTTTTTCGATCATAGTTAGTACGGCTGTTTCGCCCTTTGGAAATGATCCGTTTTCTCTATCAAAGTAACTTAGTATGAACTCGCCTAATGGGGTCTTTTCGTCCTTTTCAAGTGTAATCTCATCACCGTCTGGACCGTCTACTTTGTCGCCTTTTTTCTTGCCATTCATTTTGGCTTTCTTTACAGCGTGTGCGTATGCATTGCCTTCTGCTGCGTTATCAGCTGCAACATCAGCTGCAAAATCAGCAGGAGAGTCAAACTCTGTCATATCAGCTAACTCTTCAACAACACCTTCAATTGCTTCATCTCTATCATCGTCTGGATGCTTGCCGTGTTCTGCACACCATTCGTTAATATCTTGATCAAGTTCTTCTTCGCTAATATGCATATAAGCTGCTAGAGCTTTTTCGCCACCTTTTTCGTATGCATCCATCATTTCTTCTACAGCTAAATCTCGGTCACTTGGCTCTGACTGCGGGTCAAAACTTTCATCTGCAACATGTACTGATACCATATCGTCACCGTTGCGTAGTCCGCCTTTTTTAACTTTTACGTGTTCTTTGCCGTACTTTGCTACAGCTTCTTCTGGTGACATACTAGTTTGCTTCCACTTCATTTCACCTTCAGCAAACTGGCCCATCATTTCTTCAAACGCTGATTCAATTTCCATTTCTTCTTTGCTTAAATGTTTGTCTTTAATTTTACTTTTTTTATTCTTTTTATTTGCGGTAAGTTTATCAACAGCAGCGCCAGCAACAGCTCTACCTGCTATTCCAGCAACAGCTGGAAGGAATTCGTTTAAATCGTCTGGATTAATATCCTCTGCTTTACTTGCTTCACTTACTAGTTTGTAAATGTATGGAAATACATCTGACAGTTCTTCATTAAACTGTCTAATAGTTAATTGGTCAATCCAATTTTCAGCAACGTCTGCTGGTACATCTTCCATTACAACCGGAGCAAATGCTTCAAATGCTTCTGCATAAAACTTTGGCTTTTGCAATGATTCAATTGTTTTCTTAACTGACGCAACACGGTCTTTAACAACGTCCATATACTCACTTAGACTTTCTGCCATTACACTAGAGCGACCCATGTAATTTTTGAACTTTCTAAGTTTTGCTAATTCTTCACTTAAACTTGTAATATGTTTACCAAATTCATCATATGCATTGCCGCCTTCAGCAACGTGTCTTGCCATTGCTCTTGCACCGCCTAGGTGTTTGAACGGATACATAAAACGTTCACCTTGTGCTGATTCTATATATATTTTACCAATACTTCTATTACGCCCTGTAGGTGAAGTTTGATCAATGCTTTCATTGTGCTTGATAATTAGTCTGGCTTCTCCAACATCTTGGTAACTTATTTTAGATGTGCCATATAATTTTGATTCTGTCATGTTGCTATCTCCGGATCGCTGTGCAAGATATTTATAGTCTCTTTTTTCTAAGTTAGACTTTGTTATGTCTCTAGTTGTAAAGTTTAATAAACGTTTTTTACTAAACTGCCTTAATTCTTTTAAGAAATCGTACCATGTACTTTTACTAACGTTATTTTCTGCAACGTCTTTATTGTGCATTACTACTACACCATCTTCATCCGATAATGATATACTAACTTTGCCAACGTCTGCTTCTGCTTCCCTAAAAGGAAATTCAAAGAACCTTGCTTGTTTAGGCTCACTTGTTACATTGCCTTCTTGGTCGCCAATTGTAACACCAGGGAATCTACCTCTGATTTTTGAAAACAATTCGTCTGCTATAATTTCTATATTCTGCATAATGTATTTATCAATAGTTGCTACTAACGAAGATTGGCATTGGTGGTTCATAATCGCCATCATCTTCTGCTTGGTTAAAGGAATTGTAGATCCTAGGATCCCAATCTTTGAGTACTGTCATCATTCTAATAGCAAGTAGTGTTGCACTTACTAAGTCATCTGTCATTCCTGACTTTGCTTGATAACTAGAGCCTGTAGCAACAAACCCCTTTAGTTCTGATAATAAGGGTTTGCTACGTACAATCATTTTATCGTTTTCAATCATAGTCTTTAGTCGACTACAGGCTGTAATCTTTGTACCGTGTGTAGTATTAAAGCCTTTACGGAACTTTCGCACATGTCCTTTTCGAATTGGTTCAGACACAAATAGGCCTGGTATATTCTCTTCCCCGAAATCGTTTATAACGATTAGTGCTGCTTCGCCGATGCCATTATTTTCTACACTCCAGTATATGCCGTTTGAATTCTTAGTTTCTTGTTCTAAGTATCTACAAATATCTGCTAACACACGTATTTGTCCAGGTATTGCTGTTTGGTTATGTTGCCATTCAGCTACTTGTTCATAACTAGGTAATTCAAATACTTGTATAGCGGCATGATCTCCGCCAGTACCCATTGATGGATCTAATGCTACAGCATAAGTGTACTGACTTGATGGTTTCTTATACCACCTAGTTTGCCCCATGTTAAGTGTAGGCGCTTTGCCTTCCATGGCCGCAAGTTTAATTGAGTTAATAAGTGTTTCATCAAATACTAAGAATTCACAGCCGTATTCACGCCTAAATTTCTCTTCTCCAATGCGACCTATTTCTGCTACCTTCCATTCATCATCACGATCAGGATGTTCTTCCCATTGTGCAACAAAACTATGAAAGCCATTTGACCCTAGTTTTGTTTCATTGCCGTGTGCGTCAAACTTCTCTTCTGCTTGTTTCCAAATAGTAGCAAATGTATCTTCATCACTATTAGGCGTACTAGTAATAATAGCACGACCACCTGTTGCTAGTGTAGGAGATATTGATGTCCAAAACTCTTCTGCGATGTTAGGTTGCACAAATGCAAACTCGTCACAGTATAGTAATGATATGGACATACCACGTCCTGTATTGCCTGTTGTAGTTTGTGCTACAATACGAGAACCGTTTTCAAACTCAATCGATTGTTTATTATAACTTACAACTCCTGCTCTAATATGATCAGGACAAGTTTCGTAAACAAATCTTATACGTGACATAATCTCTTGGGCGCCTGTGTACTTGTGTGCTGCAACAAGAATAGTTTGATCCGGTTTAAACATTGCATACCATGCTAGGTATATACTAGCACATGTAGTTTTACCTGTTTGTCTTGGCATCATATTAATATTAAAACGATAGTTATGATAACTGTGCATCAGTCTTAACTGATACTCGTAAGGATCAAACAACAACTTACCCCTTACAGGATGTTGTATAAAAGCAAAGTGTTTTGCAAAGTGCAAGTACCCTTCATCAGGATCCATACATTTTAGCAAATCCTCCATTTGCGCTTCTGTAAATTTTTCTTGTCTATTCGCCTTTTTGATTAAGACGCCATCGAGTGATTGTGCCATATTAATATTTAGTGAAAAAAATAGCACCCGGAGGTGCTATTTGAGTTGTGAGAGCTAGTAGTCTTTTTATTACTTATTTACAGCCGCAGCTGGCACAAGCCATCAATTTAACTTTACCTTTTTTGCCGCATTCTGGACACTTCTCTTTTTTCTCTTCCATTGCTTCTTTTTGGAACTGTGGAGGTACTTGACCTTTTTTAGGTTTGCTACCTTTGCCTTTGCCTGCGTCTTTAGCAGCTTTTTTCATTGGCTCTTTCTTGTCGCCGTCTTTATCTAGATCTAAAAAGTCTGGCTTGCCTTTCTTTTCAGCTAGTAAGTTATAAAGATGCTCTTTAATACCTTCCATTGCCATTGCATTATCGCCTGGCTGTGCAGCTTTGAATTGTTTCTTTTTACGATTAATTCCGCCACTTAAATCTTTAGTCATATAGTGGTGATCTCTATGTTCTGGATCGCCTTCTGAACCTTCTGGTGAGTTTGCCCATTCGTCCATATCTACATCTTCAACATCTGTATCAATGTCATCATTACAACTACTATCTGTTGTATCTTCGTCACCTGGTACTTCGTCTTTACCTGGAATCTCTGGATCATCTACAATACCTGCTAAACGTTCCATATCTAAACGTGGCGAAAGTGTTTTAGCTGTTACTGGTTCTGCTCCGCCTAATCCTGCGTTCTTCATCATGTCTAGTAAATCTGCTACATGCTCTTTACCACTTGCATTCATTGACACACTTACTGTTACTGGATTGCCTTGATCCATAGCTGGTGCTGCACCCATTGGTGGCATCTCAGCTTCGTTTAATTGTTGTTTGTTCGCTTCGATATCAGTCATACGCTGAATCATATCTTTCATATTCATAATTTAGCTCCCTATTGCGCTTTTTGTGTTTTCACTATCGTCGATATCACTTGATTCACCAACTGGTCCGTCGACAGTGTCGAACCCACGCTCTTTACGAGCTGTTTCTAATTCTTTTAATAAATCCATTACTCTGTTGCCTGCAACTTCGCCTTGACCGTCAATACTTTCTAGTTCTGGTGTAGTTAGTTTTGCAACATATTCACCGTCTTGTGTTTCTTCTTGGTATTGCTCTTGTGGCTCCATTGGGTTTCTAACAACAATGTAAGATTGATCAATACCGCAACACTGACCTAAGTACTCTTGTAGTACTTGTGATGTTGTAGGATAATTAAGTTCTGTTTCAAAATATGTTACTTCCATATTTTGTAATTGTGGAAAATCTAATGGACGTTCTTGAATTGGTGTTTTCTTGCCTGAAGTTATATTATTAACTCCATACTTTTCTAAACATGTTTTTAACATGTCTTCACATTTTTCTGGAAGCACACCTGCTATACCAATTTTAAAAGGATATACCTTCTTTGCTTCTGTTAAAAATTTTTCAAACGTCATTGTATTAATTCCTATATATATTATTTATCTGATTGGACGTTTTTTAACTTCTCTAAAAGACTGTTACGATCTGTTACAACATAGCCTTCACCGTTGACCATATCGCCGTCTCCGATGCCTCCATCCTTGTCCATTTTCTCTTTTTTAAGTTGTAAGTCAATCATTTTTAGTTTTTTATCTAACTTAGCAACTTTAGCATCTAGGCCTGTTTTTAACATACCGCCTGCAACTTCAAATACACGACCTGAATATCTTGCTTCGACATTCATTCCTAGATCCATTAGATCTTCGTATGCTGTTAATGCACGATCAGCAATATCATTAAGCTCAGTATCTGCCATTTGGCCTAAGCCTTTAACGGCTGGTAATGCAGAACTTATTTTGTCAAACTCTGCAATATCTCGCAACGATTCTTTATGTTGCACTATAGGCTCTGGCTTAGCTTTTGCCTCTTTTATAATTTCTTTAGATTCTGGTAAATCTAGCATTTCTTCTAATTTCTTAGTCATAGTATTCCCTATTAACTACTAGTATTATTTATCTTCTTTTGCCTTGGTGGAAAATATCATCTTCGGTTACAATCCTAAAAAAGATTCCTTTTTGTTTACACCATGCACTAGCTGCTGACCATTTAGCTTGATTAACTACCCAAGCTGATTGATTTTGTTTTGATTTACCTACTCTTTCATGGAAGGATTGACTAGCAGGCTTTACTTCTATTAATTCAACTTTTTGTTTGCCTTTTTTATCAACATACACTATAAAAAAGTCTGGTACATACACTGTATGCTTTCCTGTAAAAGGATGTCTGTATGGAATTTTAATTGCTTCACTTGCCCACTGTGCAACACTTGTATGTTCGTCACAAAATCTCATAAAAGCAAATTCCCAACTTGATCTGTATGTTGGCATTTTGTTTCCAACATATTTGTCAGGATTTTTTACATTGAATTTGCCCTGTGCGAACTTAGGCATGTTTAGTCCTCAAAGACTTCTATATTTCTAGACTCTACAATATTAGTTTCTGATGGTACTTGAAAACCTAAGCTACTAGTTTTGCCTCTAGTATAGTTTAAAATTTCTGCAACTAATGCACTAAGTTGTGACTCGTTTAGGCCTTTTAGTGTATCAAGTAATTTAAAAACAGGTACTCCGTCTATCTTTGCTTGTTGTAACAATGTACTCGCAATACTAGCACTAGCTCTATCTTCGAATCCTCTTTTATCAAAGTATGCTAATACAGCATCTACGTCATTACTTGGAAATTCTAATTTTTGTTGATAATAAGCATCAAACAATTCTCTTACTGGT